GATACGGCGAAGCATCCACGCCCAAGCGACCGCGCCCAATGAACGTAACGGTTACGTTGTTTGCGCCGTCTCGCGATGCCTTGACGTAATCAACGGGCCATTCGGTTTGCGACACGCCTTCGTCATAGTCATAGCTTGTGGGCACCGTTTCATCTGACGTATGCCCGAACGAAACGGCCTTAAAGAACATTTCGCGGCCAAGCATCCAACGTTCGGCGGGAATGAATGCAACGGTTTCGTCAATGAGCATGAACCGCGTTCCAATCGGCCATTCATCGGCGACGGTTTCATATTTGCCGCGAACAAGGCCGCTTAGCCTAAATACGTTGTCGCCCAAGTGCGTTGCTGTTTCAAACTGCAAAACTTCATCGCCGATAACGCAACGATTGGCGTTGTTCAGCAGGGCCGCATAGTCAACCGATTCAACCGAATAGTTCAGTTGAACGTCAACGGTTTGGTTGGCTTGGTATTCCGTGTTTTCAGCAACAAGCGCGGTCAATGTGTCGCCGATAGTTGACGGCGCTTCCATGTCTAACGCTTCCTCGTAAGTCGCTTCATTGTCCGTGCTGATATACAGCGTTGCGCCCCACCAACCGGAAGACTCCCCACACACGCCGACGTAAACGCCTAGTTCGTCATCGCTGTTGCGCAACACCGGCCCGTTAAAAATTTCAACGCGCGTTTCGCCAGCAAGCCCCGGGGTAGTGGACACAGCCGGGTTAAGCTCGTTGCCTGCAATGAGCGTTTGATATGTGTCTTTACCGGCGTCTTGCACGCCGTCAAATTCGATAGTGCCGCGTTGCTCGTTGCGTTCCTCAATTCGGATGCGATGCCATTTGCCGCGCTTGTCTTCAACCATTACCACGTCAGTCGGCATGATATGGCTATATTTGATGAAGGTTGAAAACGAATAGTTTTGCTGTTCGTGATACTTGATTTTTAGATACGTCGCAGCCGACGAAGCGGCTTGACTTGCGGTCAACACAACTTGCGAGTCAATGACCTTTTCAGCACGCGCCTTAACGCGATTGCTTCGGCGTTGAACCGTCTGTTTGTTCTGCGCGAAGCCGCCTGCCGGGTCAAGATGCTTGACCGTGACCTTTCGCGGCAACGCTGTTTCGTCAATGCGTGTGATTTTCAGCGATGACGGATCGCTTGGCACAAGGTCAACGTAAGGAATCCAAGCAACAACATCCTTGCCGCGCATCGGAAAGCCAATGGTCTTGTCTTGCTCTACCTTGTCGAAATAGAACATTTCCCGCAGCGTATCAATTAGCTTCGCTGCGCTATCGTCCGATTCAACCTTGAAGCCGGGAACAAGCGTATTCCAGTTGTCAGAAACGTTGATGTTTTCCGCTTTGATACCTGCGTTGCGGCCAAGTTGAAACAGAATGTCAGCAAGGTACGGCGACGCGTTGACTTGCGCCTGAGCGTCGGAAACGGTGGCCTTGCGCAAGTGCCATTGCAGGCGAAGCCCGTTGTTGCGGGCGACGCTAACCAACGTCGCCGCGCTGCTAAGGCCGGTCTTCAACGTGTATTCGGTTAGGTAGCGGTCGCGCTGATAACGCATGTAAAGCGTTCCTGCGCGAAGGTACGTCAAAACAATGTCACTGTTACCGATGTTGAAAACGCGCTTTTCGTCCAACGTACAGCGCGGGTCATAGCTTCCCGCCGGAAGCGACGTGTGAACCATGTCACCGGCTACAGGATCGAACCAATAGAATTTCGCCGTGCCCGCTTGCATGTACGCAACAAACGGGTTCATGTTTTGGTCAAACGAAATGTCAAGTTCGGTAATGTCTGCGCCGCTGAAAAGCTCAGTCTTCGCGACGCCCGCCGCTTCAAGGTAAACATGACCGTTGGTTGTGCCCCGGTCAATTTCAAGCGTGCCTTCCCACACTTTGACTAACAGCCCTTGCGAAGCGTCGTTAAGTGCGACGCCTGCGCGTTCCCAGCCAATACGCAAGTCACCGGGCCGCTTGACAGGATCAAGGAACCCGGAAACGTGCGCGCTTTCGCTAAGTTCGTCGTTGGGGATCATTAGGGATAGTTCGCTAAGCTAATGCGAATGGTGAAGGAATACGTCTTTGTATTCGTCTTCGGCACGGCCGGCGAAAGCGACATTTGCCACGCGCCCCAATTGTGATGAACTTGTAGCGCGCTAATGGAAACGTTGCCCTTGTTCAAATCCCAATTGTAAGTGAAGTCACGGTAATACGTGCCGCTTGTGTAAGCTGCGGCCGAAACGCTAGACGCCATCATTGTTGAATTTAGCGTGCCCGTGATCGTGTCGCCGGTGACGGTGCTAATTGCGCCCGCGCTAACCATGCTGCTAACGCTGGCGCTGCCGTTACCGGCGTAAGGGTAAATCGGCGACATTGCACAATAGCCGTTGCTTCCGCCTATGGTGCCTTGCACAAAGTTCATTTCATGCCACGGGCCGGTAACTTGGTCGATGTTCAACGGCCGCAGAACGTAAGCGGTAGACACAACCGCGCCGTCAATCGTTTGATTGAAGTTGCCGCTTGCTTCGGTCGGCAGATACCAAAACAATTCATACGTCACGTCAAGGAATTCGTCAGCGGCAACGGCGACCGTAGTAGGCGAGCCGCCGCCGTCAACGATAAGCGCACGGCTGCTAACTGCGGTTGAACCGTTGATGCTTGCAATTGAACTTGACGTGCTAAAGACTAAGCCGGCTTCTGCAATGTTGCCGGACGCCGCGCCCGCGTCAAAGCGGTAAACAATGGAATGTTTATTCCAGTAAGGCGGCGTTGTAGAGTTGCGCGTCATCGCATACGATTGAACGATGCTATAAACGTTTCGATACGTCGCTAACGTGCTATCGCCAATAGCCGGCGCGGTGTTACCCGTGCCAACGACACAATGCATGAAAACGCTATTGCCGCTTACGCTAGTTCGGTTCAAAAAGAAATTCAAGCCGGTTGCAGTAATAACGTTTTTGCACCACGGCGTTTCGCGCACAATCTCACCCGGCATCAAACGGCCCGCCGCTTCGTCCCAAACGCCTTTGCGGACTTGAAGCTTGTATTGACCGCGAACGCCCATCTTTAAATTAGCTTGAATGCTCATGCTAGCGTGCCTGATTGTGGGATTGCTTGAATAGAAAGGGCTTGGTCTTGCGTGTCGCCAGTCACTAGCACGGCGTCTAACGTGCCGCCCTGCGGAATGGCCGCAATACTAAGCGATTGGTCTTGTGTATCGCCAGCAAGCAACAAGGGACGCAGCAAGCCCGATTGCGGCGAAGCTGCAATTGACAACGATTGGTCTTGCGTATCCGCTGCAATTTGCACGGAACGCAGTACGCCGGAATACGGTACGGCTGCGATTGAAAGCGATTCGTCAACGCCGGTTTCAAGCATGATAGAACGAAGCGTGCCGCTGATTGGTTCGGCGCTGATTCGCGCCGATTCAATCATTTGAATCGGGTACGGCTCACTTGTTAAGAACACTTCCGGCGGCGTGCAACGGATGATTGAACTATACGTTGGAACTGAACCGTTCGCGTCGGTAACGTTGTCGTCAGTGACAACAACAAATGCCGTGCGCCGGAACGCGGAAACGTTGCCGGTTCCTTGGTAGCTTTCAATTGTCGGGTCCGGCAATTGATCCTTCGTGCCGTAATAGAACGTTGCCTTTTCAAGCCATTTGGCGGCAAACGCTGCGTCTTCAACCGATGCGTTCGGGTCTTCGGTATAAACAATCTTGCCGTTGCGCGTAATTGAATTGTAGCCGTCAATTCCGCCGTCATACGAACGACAAAACGCAACCGCGTAGCTTAAAAGATAGGTGTACGTTTTGGTTTTGACGCCGCCTTTGCCTAGTTTCTTTTTCTTGACGATGACTTGCGGCGGCATCGGGGCGAAAATGACGTTGCCCACAAATTCACAGGTGCCGAACCCATACGGCAAAGCCCCGCCAACGGCTGCGGCCGGTCGGCCGAATTCCGTTATTTGGTTGCCTTCGATTGTGATTGAACCGAATAGGCCGCTCACAGGCGCCACACCTTTTCAATTTTACGAAGCCAAGCGCGGTTAATGATGTGTTCGGTTACGCAATCGCGACTTGAACACGCGTGAATCAAACTGATTGCGCCGGCAATGTTGACATGCGGAACAATCATGCCAACGTGCCGGATTGGCCCCTTGTATTGAATCGCGCAAATGTCGCGCGGTTGAAGCTCGCTAAGCTCTTTCGGGTATTCAATGACCGGCGGGCCAAACAGCGTTTCAAGTTGCCGTTCAAGCTCGCCTTTAACCGGGTCGCGGGAGTACGCAGGAAGCGCGCCTTTGTAATCGAACGCGTAGACCAACGTTCCGACGCAATCAATCCCGTTTAAGTCGCGCCCTTGATGAAGGAACGGAACTTTCAACGCGACTAACTGTCTTGCGCGTTCAATAACTTCGTCCGTCATTCCGAACCCTGCGACGTGATGTAAGCGCCGGGGACCGACAAGTAACGGTCTTGCACCGGGGCCAAGTGTTCGGCGTCCATGTTAACGATATTGCCGTAACCGATGCAATCGGATTCGGTCTTGCCGCAGTCACGACGAATTTTGCACGTCATGCCGGGTTCAATTTCATACGGCGCAATATAGCTAAGTTTTATCCAACCATCCGAAGACCAACTTTCAATTTCCAATTCAGCGCCGGTGTTGTCGCCCGAAGTCGCTTCGCAGATGCCAAGAAAAAAGTAATCGTCCGGCTGCGCGATACCGGAAACGCGAAATTGCAAGTAAGGGTTTTCGCCAACGTCAATGACGGTTGCGTTTTCCCAAACGAATTCCATACCGCAATTTTCGTCACCGAACTCGTTACGGCACGTCAGCGACCAACGTTCGCAAATGGCTTCGTTCAATTGCTGAGCGAGCGAACGAAACTCAATCTTGCGCCGTTCTTTCTTGTCGGCGTGGTACGTCACTTCGCCAACGGTGCCATACG